TGATCAGCGCAGCCACGGTAACGAAACTGCAAACGTTGCTCGGTTCTACCGCGCCAGATCCGACCTGGAGCGCCACGGTGGCCGGGCCGAGCCTGGCAGCTGCGGCGGGGCTGGGGACAGTCACGGCAGCCATGGTGCAGCGGGAGCTGAACTAATGCCATTGCTGACAGCGGGGCCGAGTAGGCTGCTGGGCGGCGGGGCCAAGTGGTGGACGGTACCCGGCGCTACGTGCGTGGCCGCCTACCAGCCGAAAGATGCTGCGGATCTGGCTACGAGCTATGTCAACCTGGCGAATCCGGGGGCGTACAACGCAGCGCCGGGCGTGGCTCCGACGTTGGGGGCAAATGGCTGGGTTTTCAACGGATCTACGCAGTATTTGTTGTCTGGCGTGCTGATAAACGGATCAACGCATAGTGTGGTTGCTAGATTTTCAGGCGCAACCACCAGCAACGCTCTGTTTGGTGTTTTGCGGTCGGGAATGGCTTATGTGGTGTCTCCGTATAACGGGGCATCTAGTATCAATTGGCAATTAACCACTGGCACGGCGGGCACAACAGTAGCTCCAGCGGCGGCCAGCGGCGTATTGGCGATGATTCCTGGCCATGGTGGTTATCGGAATGGCGTAATTGACATTGCGCTGGCTGGCGTAGCGGTCACAGCCTCAGCGCCGCTAGCAATTGGAGCGCGTAACTGGGATGGCACTATTTTCAGTTATTCCGCTATAACTGTCACAGCCGTAGCCATCTACAGCGACAACCCGGCCACGGTAGCGGCAAATATCGTGGCATTAACCACTCGGATGCAGGCGCTGTAGAGATGTGACGACTGACAAGAGGTAATTGACAGTCGATGGAGAATGAATGAAAACCACAGTTGAAATCAAAGCGCTCACTGCCACAACCGCAACCGTAGCCGGCTACGGCGTGGTCTTCGGAGGCGCTGACCTGGAAGGCGATACGTTCACCCGGTCGACCGATTACATGCTCGGCCTCGTGCCAGTGAAGCCGGTCTGCTATGACCACACCATGTCGGCCAAGGTTAGTCACGTAATCGGTACTGTCAAGAGCGTGACGGCAGATGAGACCGGGCTATGGGTAGAGGCTGAACTGAAACGTTCTGAGGATTACGTTGATGCCGTCTTGGAACTCATCAACCGGGGCGTTATCGGTTGGTCATCTGGCAGCGTGCCTCACCTGGTGCGCAGAGAAGCCAAGTCAATTACCCAATGGCCGGTCATTGAATGGTCATTGACGCCAACGCCTGCCGAGCCACGCACACTAGGTGTGGAGCGTATCAAGAGCATTGACACAGAACAGAATGAAACGACCGAGGCGGCAGTGCCACAGGTGGAGCAATCCACGGCACCCGCAGTCGTGACAGATACAACTACCGAACAACCTATCGTGTCGGACATTCCGACAGAGGAAAAAGCTATCATGTCTGAAGAACTCACCGCCTTGTCTGCGCAAATCGCAGAACTGAAGGCGCTTATGGCTGCGCAGCCTGCCACCAACCCGGCAGGATTCCAGACCGCCGCACCGGCTGTCATCACGAGCGAGACCCGCAAGTATGACAACATCGAAACCGGCGACTTGGCGTTGCTGATTGAAACAACCAAGTCTGCCAAGGCCGTTGGTCGCAGCTCTGGCCCCAGTGCCGACGCCTACAAGGCGCTGGCCATGCGCCTCGAATCTGCCGAGACCGGCAAGAGCGAACCGCTGTCCCACGCCGTCAAGTCGTTCAAGCAGCGCGGCCTGAAAGCCAACGAGTTGAACTATTCGACCCTGGCCAGCTACGGCGACGAATGGGTGGGCGTTGCCTACTCGGGTGTTCTGTGGGAAGCCATTCGCCAAGAGACCCGCATTGTGTCCATGCTGCCCACCATCGAAGTGCCGCAGGGCGCTGAATCGGTTGTGATTCCTCTCGAATCCACTGACCCGATTTGGTACAAGGTCGCGCAGGCAACGGCCATGAGCAGCAACCCTGGTGGCATTCCGACCAACACTGTCACGGCCTCCCGCGTTGGTTCGGCGGCTGCTACCATGACCTTGTCGAAGTTGGGCGCACGGGTGATCTGGACTGGCGAAATGGAAGAGGATTCGATGATTCCCTTCGTTTCGGAACTGCGACGCCAGTTGACCACGTCGGGCGCCGAGTACCTGGAAGCGGCGGTCATTGACGGCGACACTGCGGCCGGGGCCACGACCAACATCAACTACATCGTTGGCACTCCTGGTGGCAGCGAGTATTTCATGACGGTCGATGGCTTCCGCAAGTTGGCCTTGGTGACAAACACTGCCAACAGCCGCGACGGTGGCGTCTTGGCTTCCGGTGACTTCCTGGAGACCGTCAAGCTCATGGGCGTCGGCGGTGTCAACGCCGACAAAAACAAGACGGCGTTCATCATCAACAGCGCGGTCCACTTCAAGGCGCTGGAGCTGGCCGACGTGAAAAGCCGCGATATCTTCAACCCGGCGACCATCGAAAACGGGTTGCTCGCAGCCATCTACGGATTCCCGATCTACGTGTCGCACCACATGCACAAGGCGGCCACAACCCGTCTCGCACTGGCAAGCGGCAAGGTTGACGGCGCCACGCCGACGAACGGTACAACCGGCTCGATCTTGGCAGTTCGTTGGGACCAGTGGCGGTTCGGTTACAAGCGGCGCATGACCATCGAAAGCACTCGCATTCCTGCGGCTGATTCGACTGAAATCGTCGCCTTGATGCGGTTTGGCCTCATCAACCGAGACACCGAAGCGGCTGCAATCAGCTACAACTTGACGGTGTAACCATGAGTACATCTGGCAACCTGAATCTCAGGAGCGGCGACGCTCTTGTAGCGGACATTGCGGATCTGGCAGCCACGGCTACCGAAATCAACCGTGCGGCGGATGTGTCGGCTCGTGTGCAGGAATTGACAGCGACGGCGGCAGTGACGGCGGGCGTGCAATCGCTCGAACTGAACCACGCATCAACCATCATTGCTGCGACGATTGCAAGCACGTTGAATCACCCGGGTCTGTTCATCGTGAAGGATACCAGTGCCACTGGGACGGCGGCTCACACCGTCACTATCACCACCGGTACGTGGAACGGCACCAACAAAATCATCACGCTGAACGCCTTGAACGAGGCAATCGCCGTCTACTTCGATTCGGCCGGTAACGGCACCATCCTGGTCAATGTTGGTTCTGTCGCACTGAGCGGGTGAGCATGAGAGTACAACTGTTGCAGGATTATCGAGGCAAATTGACGGAAGAACGCTACTACCAAACTGGGGAAACGGTCGACCTGCCAGAAGCGGCAGCCGGTGAACTGGCGCAGCGGGGTATCGTTGTCTTGCTCGAGAAGCCTGCAACAGTTGGAAAGTCTAAGGTGAAATAGCATGGCATACGCAACGTCGACACAAGTCAAAGCATACCTGGGTCTTACCACTTCAACAGATGACACGCTGATTGGCACTCTGCTATCAGCGGCACAAACCATGATTGAACGTGCAACGGGCCGGGTATTCGAGGCGTCTGACACTACACGCTATTTCTACCTTGATGACCTGGACCGCTATTCGGGTGTTCTGTGGTTTACCGGCGACCTTTGCACGTTGACCAGTGTGACCAACGGCGACGGTACATCGGTGACGGTATCAGATGTGCAGACCCTACCAGTCAACTCAACTCCCTGGTACGGGCTGCGCATCAACCCGGCAGTTGGTACATTCACGAGTGGACATACCACGGCGGAACGAATCGCCATTACTGGCAAATGGTCATACAGCGCATCGGCACCGGCAGACATTGTGCAGGCAACAATCAGAATGACAGCGTTCCTCTACCGGGCAAGGGAAAACGGCGGCGACACAGACCGCACAGTCTTTGCAGGTAACGCCACACTGTCACCACAGGCGTTGCCTGTTGATGTACAGGCGGTTGTACGTGCTTACGCTATGGCGGTGACTTCATGAGCTTAGCAACCACTGTAGCGGCTCTGAGCGGTTTGTCAGTGACAGGTGTCACCACGGCAAAGACTGCGCCACCGCAGACAGTCAACGCGGGCGAATTGCCGTTGTCGTTTCCTCGGATACCAGATATTCGTGATGGTGTGTTGGCGTTCAATGGTGACAACGGATTGCCAACCTACACTGTTGAACTTGTGGTACTCGTGGCGCCGATTGCCAGTAACGTCTATGCTACGTCGTTTGCCACCTGCCTGACCATCATTGACAACATCATGACGGCTCTTGAGGCATCGGTGATTGCTAACGGGTGGAACGAATGGGTTATCCGACAGGAGTATGCCACCGTGGGTGACGTGCAATACTGGTCAATTGTGGCCAAAGTGGAGGCTAGTTAACTATGCCAACGAAAGGCAGTGATGTGAGGATCTTCGTAGATGAATTCGATTTCTCCGGCTCTAGTTCGAGCGTGGAAATCAACGCAGCCGTTGGCGTGTTGGACTATCCGGTACTCAACAGTGCCACGGAAGTCACCGAACCTGGTACATCCATGGCCAGCATATCGCACAACGGCTACATGACAGGGGCAGCGGCGGGTAGCCTTGAACCTGAGATGTATGACCGCCTTGGCACTGGCGACGCTGATGTGTCGGTGATTCTCGGTGTCTCTGCGACTATCCCAATCGGGTATGTGGTAGCAGACACCTATGCCGACAGTCTGAACGTCAACATGCCGGTCAAGGAACTCAT